CCCAACGGTGCCACAGCATTTGATAAGGCCGCTGTGATAACAGTTTTGCCAGCACCAGTGGCAATCTCCTGGATACATTGTGGATTGACTAAAAAGTTATTGATGATCTCAACTTGGTAATCACGTAAGGTCATGGGTTGACCTTCCATTGGGTGTCCCTTGGGCCAGCTTATATGGCTGAATGAGTTCTCTGTAACCTGTTCAAACTCAAAAGTAGTAGAGTAGTCCCTTTGGTCATCTAGTTCGATATCATAGTTGAACTTTTCAAGTATAGGAATGATCTCGGGTAGCAGATTCACATAGGTGCTACCGCCCAGTTGGAAGTATGAAACCTTGCCATCCCAACGTCCGAGACGGACTGCTGGCAAGTATCTAGCACCCGGAACATCGTATTTGAATGCTGTGACCAGAGCACGACGGGCGTCCAACTCGAGACCTTCAATCTTGATATTGACTTCGTCACGTATTACTATTCTGGCTGTCTTCATTACTTTTATTATACAGTCTTTTATAAGACTTTACAACCAGTTTTTGAAATTCAATATTATCATAATGTATTTACATGCCTGATTGCTAAGACAAAAAAAAGCACATATAGTAGGTTATTACATTAACAAATGAATAGGTTCTTTAAGGAACACCGTTGATAGCACTAGTCTCGGAAATTGTTTGCTGTCTGATAGACGAACCGTGTGTGGAATTTGGCTATTGAATGCAATCGGTTTGGTCATTTCGATTTCGCCAATCTTTTTAAACTTGCTCAGATCAGCACCTTTAAATTCATAGTAGACATCATTAACTTGCGGGTCGGCATATTCTTCTAATTGAGCCTTGCTGGGTTTGTACCAACAATTAAATGTGTCTTTGGTATTCAAAATGGGAAAATTTATTTTAGCTACACCGGGTAATTTATCTGTGTGCAATCCTACATTACCATTGTTTTTGCATACCGTAAGATACACTGAATCAATGTAAAGGCCTAGATTCCTAGTCCACTTTGCAAATTCTGGAACCGCACGACAATATTGTTTGGTATCTAATATGTTCCACAATGGCAACGAATCCAATTGTGAAAATATTTTGGTTTGAGACTGTAAAAACTGTATTGTTTTCTCAGCAATAATATCTTGCTCAGGGCAATCAAGCACAGCATACGGTTTTAGATCATAGCGCATCTTATATTTAAGTAATAAAAAAACAGGCATCCGTAAAAAGATGCCTGTTGTCAAATGGACAGCGTTTCATCTGTCCAGGAGCTACTGTTACTTAATCGGGTTTGTCGCCCAATTAACTATTTTTCATACAAGTTGTAGCAGCCAAGGCCTTCCAGTTATCACTGGATACTTTGGTTAAGTCTGCGATCTTAAGTGCCATACGCAGGCTGATTTCACGCAGGCGATTTTGATTAGTTTCCATAAATGCGATAACTTCATCACCCTGTTCTTGGCTAAAATCGTAGTCTGCAAACAACTCACCTTTGAGGTAGATCTGCTTGATACGCAAGAAGCGATCACGCAGGGTGTTTAGTGTCAAGTCAATAAAGTGACAACGACTCTGTAAGGCTTCCAAGTGGTCTTGCAACTTCTTGCTCTTGAGATTTTGGAACTGTAGGTTGGTGATAAAGATACATGAACCTTTGAAATCAAACATGTCCGGAACGCCTTCACGACGCAACATGGCTGAGTCACTGTTCCAGTAGATACGGCGCTTCTTGCCTGAATCCAGGGCGGCTTTGAGAATGTTCAGGCTCAAGTCATCTTGGAACACCGAGTCACAGTCGTCAAACACGATCACATTGTTCCGGTCAGAATGTTTGTATAGAGTGCAGTAGAGACCAATCGGAGTCATGGCACCTTTGATCACTTCATATTTCACACGACGACCACTCAACTGGTCAAACAGACCCGAATGCTCCAACTGTTTTTCTACACCATAGCTCTTACCCACACCAGGAGGGCCAACCACAATCATGGCTCGCACATCTCCGGCAATGGTGGCCTTGGTCATTTGGTCAAGGATGTCGAAGCGTTCACCAATACGGGCAATGACTTCTTCATCAGTTTCTACTGGTGCCGCATTATGCACATGAACTTTTGCATGAGTCACTGTCGCTGGTTCACCCGATACAAACTCCACATCTTCGATCGAGTCTACATTTACACGAACTACTTCGGGCATGTCTGGGCCAAAATAGCCCGCAGATTTCACAGTCACATAGCCTCCTTTGGCTCCAGTTTGGAATCCTTTGACCAATTCAAAGACCATTCCTGCTACAGGTTGATTACGATAGGTACCGCTTTTGATTAAGATTGTTGACACTTTTAGCTCCTTAACTATATTGTTAATAATACTATTATAAGGTATTTGCTATTTCTGGTCAACCTTGTAATTCTGGGCTAATTGCTGGATTTTGTCGTCTCTTTTGATCTGTTCGAGGCAACCTATATACAAAAAATACAGCGCTCCCAGCAACAAAATGACCATTCCAATGGTTGCCAACACATTGAGTGATATGTAAGTGAACGCTAACTTAATTGCAGTTATACCTATTGTGATGCCTGTTACAATGCCTGCTACTGCTACTACCGCTCTTGCTTCTTGACTCTTTATTACCATATTTTTGCCTTTCTTTGCAAATTGTTGTCTAATTACTACACTATGTAACAATTATAGCAAAATGGGCCGTTCTGGTCAACCGTAAAAAAACCCTGCACAGAACAGGGTTTTATAGAGTTTTAGCTGTTATTCCGCAGGCTCTGCATCTGGATCGATACCGTCGCTAATAGTAAGATCATAGGTAAATGTTTGACCTGGCCATACCACGTATTGCCATGTGCCTTTGCCAAGACTGCGGTCTTGTTCTTGTAAAATACCATTGACACAAACATTGCTACGAGGATCAAACACCCCTTTTGGGCTCATTACAGAAGCATCAACAAACACTTCCTCGTCTGGTTCATAAGTTACACCGTATAAATCTAAATGCGTGTAATTGGCTATGATCATGCCAAAACGCACAGGAGCTTTTTCTACCGTAATTTCCATTGGGTTGGCTACAAGTCCACTGGATTCTAACGGAAGGTCAAACTCAAACAACACTGGAGAAGTTGATTGTGTTTGATTAACGGGAGTTTGATCCTCTAGCTCGACATCGCCAGAAAATACAATTTCGCCGTTTAATTTGGCTGTGATATGTGCCGGACTGAATCCTTCGCTATACCCGCATACTTTAATTGTTCGATTTGCCATGTTTGGTCTCCTGTGATTTTTATTTATCAATCAAAATATTTAGAATATTTTTAATTGTGCTGCATACTGATTAATGTCCGGTCTAACCAAGGTACCACCAGATCTTGCTGGCGTAAATGATTATGAGCAAAAATACTAGCTTTGGCCGATTCTGGTACCAATTCAAGTTCAGACAATTGGTGCCAACTACACTCGCGTGGATCCAATGGTTTGTGTTGACTCTTGTAAACGATGGCATGAATCCAGGGTTCTGTAGGGATCTGTTTAAAAAACCCGGCAGCACAGTCCCAACCGGTACTGGCCAGCATATAGATAAGTCCTACCATGCTGTGATGAAAATACTGTCCATTTGGTAAGGCGTAATCCAATTGTCGATGATGTATGCGTTGTGTAACCGGAACGGTCAAACTCAACATAGCGCCTTCGCTGGCCATATGCCACCAACGACTCAGCGTACCTATTGGGTTACGAGCATATTGAAATGCGTCATGACACCACAAGATATCAAATCCACGATCGGGTGTTTGTATCTTACCTTCAAAGTCAGCCGATTGATAGGCAATGTTTGGATACTCCTGTGCAACCAGCAAGGAATCAGCTAGATCAATGCCAGTGCAGGCAATGTTCAACGGTTGTGGATTTTCATCGTTGCTAGTGCGAGTTGCCCACCAAATCAGGTCATCACCGGTGCCACATCCAAGATCTACAACGGTTTGTATGCTGGCCATAAAATCATCATATTCATACAGCCACTCCAATAATTCAAGGCTATGCTGATGACTATCTCCAGGATGGCTAAATGTCATACCTGCACGTCTTCCATACCGGCGGCTCTGAGCCGAACAATGTGTCCTAACATGAAATTTTTACTTTCCATGGCCTTGAGTATGCCCAAAAAACGATTGCGTAGTAGAGCTACCTCATTGATCAGTGTTTCAAACTCAATTACTTCATCTTCGCCATCTACATATTTTTCTGCATCTCTACTGGTTAATGCGCGAGCATAGCCTTCTAGATACTTTTGAAAATGTCTGCGACGGATCTTGCGTAACTGTATGTTGAGGTAATTTAAAACTGCTTCGATTTCTTGAAGCTGGTTAAATCTGTGTTCGGTAATGCCAGGCAAGGCCGTGATGTTTTTTTCAATCAGACCGCCAACACGACAGTCCTGTTTGGCCGTGTCTAGTTCGCGTTCATAATGTTCAATAAAATCAGGAATGTTGCTGAGGTCAGCAACTACCTTGCTATACCACATCAATAATCCTCGTATTCGTCGTCTTCATCCTCATCTACATCTTCGTCGTCGTCGACTTCTTCTTCATGATCACGCAGATAGCTAGTCAAAGCACGTTTAACTTCAGATTCGCCTTTGAATGCATCACGGATTTCGTCGGCGGCTACATCGTTATCAATCAGGACCGAAACCAAAGTTTCGGCCGCTTCGTCACGATCTACGGTATTTACATACCGCTTGAGTTCCGCCCAAATTTCGCTTGCTAAGTCTACTGACATTGTTATTCCTCCGTTGCTGTTTCTTCTGTTGTGGTTGTTTCTCGCTGATTGGCAAAGTCAGCCATGACCTTGTCTAAGCAGCCATCTTCGTTGGATTCCCAGGCCTTGCGGAACTGTTTGATAATCTCACCATCGCTAGTCACAAACATGAGTCGATTGCCATCTTTTTTAAGCAGGCCTTTTTTCTCAGCCAAGTCAGTTAGGCCTGAATAAGGGTTCATACCTGTTTCGTATGGAATCTTGACCTGCACACCTTCAAACGGCTTGGCATAGCGTGTTTTCATTACCTTACAGCCAGCACGTATACCCATGACTTCGCTAATCTTGTTGCCATCTTCATCCTCTTTGAGTTTCATTTTCTTCATGGCTACCACGATACTACTAGCATAGATGAAGCCTTGACCACCTGAGATTTTATCATCTGGATCAAACATGTCTTGACTAGCATAAGTGTGATTGGTACATACCAGGCCTACATTGTAACTGCCAAACATATTTACACAATTACGAACTAGGGCTGTAAGTGCTTTAGGTTTACGACCCAAGTCACCTTTCATTTCGCCTGCATCAAACTGATTGACGTCTGTGGGTGTTAATAACATACCCAAGCTGTCGATGATAAACATGACTTTAGGACGTTCGCCATCTGGTAGAGCTTTGTAGTCACTCATAAATGTTGAAATGGTCTTTGCTACGTCATCAATCATGGCCATTGAAATTTTGAGCAGTTTGTCCTCGCTGGTGTCAACACCAAGTGCCTTGAGCCAGTCTTCATCCAAGGCATTTTCACTGTCAATCAACACAACAAAGATGCCTTGTTGTTGTGCATTTCGAGCAATGTTACCTGAACAAATATAGCTTTTGCCTGCGCCAGACTCGCCGGCAAATACAGTGACCTTACCGAGCGGAATGCCCTTGTTAAAGTCACCCGAAATAAGATAGTTGAGAGCAAAATTACCTGTGCTGATCCAGTCAGTTGGATCGTTAAATCCAATACTCAAGCCGTCAATGCTCTTGGTGATTTCCTTACGGAATTTTGATACGTCAAATGGTTTGGCCATGTTAATTTCCTTCTTTAAGTTTATATAATTCTGTAAAAATCTTACTGCTGTCTACTACACGTCTATGATCCATTACGGCTAATTTTTCAAACGATCTAGACAAATTCTTTTCAAATGGTTCTTGTATATAATGCAACATGTTTCTATAACTGTCTTCAAGCAGGTAACCAGGTTGTTCGTCAATGCGTGATTCCAATTTGGTCTTTAACAAGTTTAACACATGATCTGGTAAATGTCTAACGTTTAGGTATTCAGGAGACAACAATGCGCCAATTACAAAACTGTTGTTGTGAAATCCTTGATCTTTTAGGTAATCTACACAGTCAAACACTGTGTCATAATTTAGCAAGAACCATAGCATGTTGAAACTTATTTTGTGTCCTAACTGTCGTATACGGTCTAAATTTTCCAAAAAATCTGTCCATTGGTGGCCAAATCTTATGTATTCAAATTCTTCGCCTTGAGTTTCTACACTCACAGTCCAATGCACATTAGGAAACTGACATATGGCCTCAAACACCCCAGTATCAACCTTGGTCAGGTTAGTGTTTATCCTTAAATTTACGTCAGGATTTAATTTTGACAGAAGCTCCAAGTTCTGCTTCATCAAAAGCGGTTCTCCGCCGGCTAGATAAACGTGTTTAAGTTTGGTTGCGTTGCTATAAATGTATTCTTGGAACCGGGTTGTTTGCTCATCAGTTGGTGTTGCAATTTTGATTTCTAATTCTTTGGCCCAACGACTGCTAAATTCAGGACTGCAATATACACAGGCCAGATTGCATAGATTAGTCCAACGCACATCAATAGTTTGTAAGTTGTGTTGCCCGGGTTGGTAAAGATCCGGTGGAGTTTTTTTAAATTCTTTAATATAAAAAATCCTGTCACTGATAATATCGAATCCTTTTTTACCGTGTTCTAATTCATAACAGGTATGGCAACCATTGGCCGGTTGATTAGCAATGATATTTTTTTGTTTGGTCACATTGATATCGCCCAGCAAGATTTCTTCTATGGGTTCGTTGTGTATATTGCCTAGAGAGCCAGTGTCTGGATCACTACGGATACAGTTTTTAACCTGACCGTCAAAATTATACATAAGACCAGTCCAAGGCATGGGACAAAAATATGGATTGGTTAAAATATCTTTAGGCGTCATAGAGGTCCTAGACTAATATCAGGAATCACAAGATTGTTGCGCTCGGCCATATCTATAAGATCTAGCAAGGTTCTTGCCCAGTTGTTGACATCAGCTGCTGGCGGCACAGTCTGCCCAGGTTGTGTGGCTATATATCCAGGACGAACCACTACAAATTTAATTCCTACACGTCGGTTTCGTATCTGACTCACTGCCTGTTCTAGTGTGACCTTTTGCAGGCGATAGTGGTCCATATCCAGCCCATCTAAAGACGATACAGGGTCCTGTGTCATCTGGGTGCTGATTACAATAATTTTTTTTCGAGTACCGCGCCACCGTTGAGCCATTTCAAATAAGAGTTCAGTCTGCGCATATCCAGCCTGAGCATTGTTGACAAACACATCGCAAGGCTCGATCAGATCACAAATTTTTAGAACATTGCGTATGTTGTTGCCTTCTCTACGGCTCAGTCCAATGACCTCATGACCGTCCAACCGATATTCTTCGGCTAGTGCTTGTCCAATTCCTGCGGTATGTCCTGTAATTGCTATTTTCATGCTATCCCTCTCAACTGTTTTTGCTTCAATATGTATGCATCAACTGAAGAACGGTCTGTGTTATTGACATCCAGCACAGCAGGATTTTTCAAATAGGCATAGTTATGGTCAATGCCATGTTCTCGCGCAAAGGCCTGTATGTTGGGCAGATCGTCTATGTTCAAACAACTGACCGTGGTCCAAAGATTCAATCGAACCGGCATGGTTTTATACTGCATCAGATTTAAATAAAAAGTTTCCCAGGATATGGGCCAACGCATGAACTCATGGACTGAACCGATACCGTCGCAACTGACTGTGACCGTGACTTCAATGCCACGATTAGCAATCTCCGTTAGCTCTTCCAGCACTATGTTGCAGTTGGTATTGAGTCTGAGTGTGCGCAAATTTGGTGGTAGATTAGCTAGGATTTTTTTATAATTTTTGCTGTAGCTGGGCTCGCCTCCGTTAATATCCAGGTGCCTGATGCGATCCTGTGGCAGGTTCCAAAAACCTGCGCTGTTGTTTACTATAGGAAATACTGTTCCAGTTAATGCACCGATACGTGTGCTAAGACTTGGTTCACAGGTCATGCAGGCGGCATTACAAACATTGTCCAACACTCCACTGACTTGTAAATAATCCTTATTGTTTTCCGATGCATACAATTTGATCGAGTGATTTCTAATACTTTCTAAACCTTGTGCTTCGATCTCCTGGCAACGAATACACTCGTTGGGCCAAGTGTCCTGAGAAAATTTTTGTCGGACTTGCAACAGCCATTCGCTAGATTCCATCTGCTCAAGGTTATTAAATCTAGGTGCTCCGGTCATGTGACCGCAACGACTCACTGTCCCATTGGGATTGAATCGAACAAAGTGGTCTAATCTAGGACAATGCATAGATTGGTTTTAAAATTTGTTGTGCATATCCTACTACGTATTCGTAAGCATCAGGATCTGTATTTTTAATGTGTTTTAATAATTCATCAAATGTCATAGATTGACCAATACACCCAAATATAACAGTATCGATACGTTGATACATTACGTTATTTTTTATCTGGGAAACTTGATTGATTAGTTTAATAGAAGCCTCTTGAATCTGACCAGGTTTATGATTGGTCCTGGGACTCATGGTATTGATATCAGTCATGGATAAAAAATTTAATTTTGCCTCTGGAGACAGATATCTTGCTAAATTTAGCAACCAAGAAAACTGTGAACAGTAATGTCGATCCAGGTGTAGATATTTTTGGGTAAACCATTGAACAGTTACCGAATCAAGTTCAGGATTATCTCTCAACGTGTGTTGAATAAATGTGTTAATTCCTGATATAAATCTATCATGTGGTTCTCTAACAATTACATCAATGCTGGCAAGGCGTTGTATTTGTTCGTTAATACGAATTTGCCAACCTTGTTTTTTGGATTCAACATTTAAATTTGAACTACCATTTTTAAAAATAGGATAGACATACCGCTGTGAGGGTATGATTTCTATTACCTCACAGCGGTCTGGAAACAAAATGCGATCTAAATGCGAAAGCATCGATTACTGTTTCTGACGTGCCCGAATCATGGCCAAGATATCCTGTGCCTTGTCACTGCCACCAGCGACCGGTTTAGCTTCCACTGGTGCAGATACTGCTGGCTCGTCATCAAAGTCACTCGATGCAACAGGAGCCGCTTTGGCCACTGGAGCAGGTGTGTCTTCATCCACATCAGCCGTTACTGCTGGTGCTGTTGTTGCAGAACCTGCAGGAGCTGAAACTCCAGCTGGGCGGAAATACTGACCCCAACGCTCTGTGTCATAGCTTTGACCATCAACCGATGCTTCGAACATTTCTTTGATGACCTTGAGTTCAACTTCGCCGGGCTTCTTAGGCAAGAATGTGCTCAAATCAAATAGACCGTGTTCAGCAATGGCCGCTTGTTCAGCTTCGGTAAGTGCGGATTCTTTGCGAGCCCACTTTGAACCGTTGTAGTCAGCAAAGCCGCCCTTGCTACCTTTGCTAATGCGGAAGTCTAGGCCACGTAACAAGTCGGTTGGCAATTCTTCCAACTCTGGATCCATTAGGGCACCTTTGATGGTGGTAAAGATCTGAGGCCCAATGATGAAACGACGGATTGGGTTGGCCGGAGCCTTGTCGTCGGCAAGAGGATTCTCGCGAACAAAGCCTTGGAAAATGTAACTACGTTTTTTCCAATACTTACGACCCATTTCTTCAAGACTCTTGTCTTTGAACCAGGTACGAACTTCTGTCAGCACCGGGCAAGTTTCGCCCCACATTTCCACGCAAGGAACCTGAACATAGACCTGTTTGGATTCCATTTCGCCCTTGATGCCGTTGAATGGCAGTCGAATCATGGCTCGTTCTTGCCAAAAGAATGTGTTTTTGGTGTTACCGTCTGGTAGGAAGCGTAGTGTGGCGCTTTGGCCTTCTTCCATGTTCCAGTGTGGGTAGATTGCGGAGTCACCGCCTGTAGAGTTACCACCGCCTTGTTTTGATTCGCTAGCGGCCAATCGTGCGCGAATTTCTGCTAAAGATGCCATAATAGTTGCCTTTCAAGTTTTATGGTTGTTGCCTATCTAAATGTTTAGATGTTACGTTGCTTGCCTAGTTATTATACACAGCTAGGTCTGTGTTTGCAACCTAGAACGGCAAGTTGTTTTGCCTTTCTAGTGTGTTTATTTATCTACTGTGTGATCTTTGTGAAAGATTTATTCAGATCCAACTAACCCACCCACAGCGGCATCGCTGAATCCGTTGCGCCCATACACATCAGAGTCTTTGATCTTTTTGTGTCCTTTGACGCCGCTTTTGTAATCCTCAGCTTCGTCTTCATCTGGTGCTACAAAATTATCATACTTGTCTGAATCGGTGAAATCTACTAAAGATTTAGATTTGGGCTTATCTTCGTCATCAATCTCGGCAACTAACTTTTTAGGGTTATCACCAAACGGCGATTGTGTTGCACCAGGTGCAAATAGCTTCATTATAGATTTTACTATACCCGAAGTCGAATTTGGGTCTGGCTCAATATTCACTTCACTTAGTGGGCTCTTACTGACCTTACCGTCAATCAAATCGATGTATTCGCGTAGTGTTTTCATTTTATCTCTTTAACCCAGACAACTCTTTTAAGCGATCCAAGAAACTGGTATCTTTACCAACTTCTTTCATCTTGCCCGAGTGTCCATACTTGCCAGCTAATGGGCTTGTATCTTCATCTGTTTCTTTTTTATCTTTGGTTATTCTATTACCAAGTGCAGCACCAGTCATTCCGCCAGCTACAGTTGCAATAGGATTACCACCAGAAAGTGCAGCGCCTCCCAATCCACCGGCTATACCACCAGCTATTGTTCCAAGAGCACCTTCATCTGTTTCTTCTTTGTCAGGGCCGCCTAGTTTGTCGCCAAGCATACCGCCGCCTATACCACCCAACGCACCACCTGCCATGACACCAAGTGGACCTAACGGTGCACCAGCCAGTTCGCCAGCCATAGAACCTGCTACTCCGCCGGCTAATCGACCTTTCCAGCCTTCGTCGGTTTCATCTTTTTCAAGTCCAGCATGTTTTTTTATGGTGTCCAGATCATCTTTTTCAAGTATAGAATCAGCGGCATTACCAACACTGCTTCCAATATCAGGAGCACCTGTGACTTCTACGCTTCCAGCCGGAACATGACTGCCTGCAGCATACCCTAGACCAGCTCCGAGTGCACCAGC